GCCGACACCGTCGCCATCACGCCACCGCCTGCATCCGGCCCGCCTCGATCACCGACGAAACCTCTTCCTGGACCATGTACCGCAACTGCCGCCCGTCGAGCCGGATAGAAATGTTCTGCATCGAGATCCCCCCGCCGCCCGGTTCGACGGCGAACCGCTGCGGGACCGCGGGCTGCGGGACGTTGCCCGGCCGGGTCCCCGTCTGCGCGTACACCAGGTTCACCCGCATCGTCCGCTGCCTCGCGAGGAACTCCTCGACGTGCCGCCCGTCGACGGTGATCAGGGCACGGATCGTCTTCTCCCGCTGCAACTCGTAGACGACGGCCTGCACCTCCGCCAACGACTTCCCGTCGAGTTCGGGGAAGAAATCAGCGATCCGGTCCGCGGCGAGCAGCCCGAGCTGGATCTCCGACGCGTCCGCTGAATTCGGGTCCAACGTCGAAATGAATTTCACGAGCTGGTCCGACGTCATCGCGTTCAATTCGCGTTTCACGTTGTCGACCTGCCCCTGCTCCAACAGAACCTCCAGCTGGAGCCGGGTGTTGTTCATGTCCGCCAGCTTCTCCCGCGTCTCCGCGAGTTTCGCCTGCGTCGCTTCCAGCGCCTTGATCGCGGACGGCGCGAAATTGTTCACGAAATTGTCGCCGGCTTTCAACGCGCCCTCGACGAGGGCGCCGGTGCCCCGGCCCGCGTCGATCAGGGATTTCCCGAGGTCCCTCGTCGCGGGGGACATCATCAGCAACGCACCCGCGGCCTGCATCCCCGCACCCGCGGAAAGGGCGAGCAGCCGCGCCGTCTCACGCAGGATCGGCCACGTCAGGACCAGGCCCTCCAGCAGACCCTTCCCCAAGTTCACGGCCTGCTCCGCACCGATCAGGAGCAGGTCGACCATGTTGATCAAAAACTGTTTGACGGTGTCCTGGTGCTTGTCCAACCAATCCGATATCCCCCGGAAAGGTGCGGACATGTCGGACCCCGTCAAGCCGGAAATGATTTCCAGCAGCGGCACCCCGACCGACGTCACCAATTTGTCCTTCAAATCGCCGAGGGACGATTTCATGGTGTCGAGGACCGCTTGCGCGCCCTGCGGCCCCTCCTGGAAAGCGGCCCACGCGTCGCCCGATTTCTGTTCGATCAGTGCCAGCGTCGCGGCGACCTCGGCCTGCGAATCGGACATCCCTTTCACCGCGGCGGCGTTGTTCTTCAGCCACGTGTCGATCTCCGACTGCGCGATGTCGACGCCGAGGCCTTTCAGCTGCTCCCGCTCCCCGAGCAGCGCCGACGTGATCGCTTCGATACCTTCGGCGGTGTCCCGGCCGGAGAACTTCGCGAGGGCCGCGCCGCGTTCCACCACCGACTTCGTGATATCCGCGGCGGTCTGCCGGGAGAACCCGCGGGGCACGAGCAGGTCCTGCACCGACGCGGCGAGGCCGAGCGCTTCCCGCTGCGTCAGACCGGTCCGCGGGCCGAGGGTCGCCACCCACTCCCGGATCATGCCCTCCGTCTCCGCGAAAACGACCCGCGCCTTGCGGTTCGCGGCTTCGATCGTCGCGTACTCCGTCAGCAGCGACTCCCCCAGCTGCAAACCCTTGAAAGCGAGCAGCCCGCCGACCAGTCCCGGCCCGACCGCTGAAGCGATCACCGCGGCAGCGGCAGCGACACCGCCCGCGAACACCATGAACCCGGACCGCAACCGCCCGAGGTTCGCGAGGACCAACGGGAACCCGCCGCCGCCGGCACCGCCGCCGGCACCGCCGATCCCGAGCAGCCCCAACAACCCGCCGCGGTCCCCCGACGTGTCCGTCGACACGTCGATACGGGCGTTCATCCCGTCGATCTTCCTGATCTCCCGCTCGATACGGGCGAGGTCCCGCAACGCCTTCGACGGGTCAAGGTCGACGTCGAGGTCCCCGATCGCGGCGTTCAGCTCCGCACGTTCCCGCTCCAAACGGGTCTTCAGGCCCGCGAGGGATTTCAGTTTCACCTCGACGTCGACGTCGCGGGAAACGTTCCGCAGCGCACGGTCGGCCTGCACCGCCTCGTCGCGGAGATCGTCCATCTTCCGCGCGGACCGTTTCAGGCCCTGCTCCAGCTGCGCCGTGTCGGCGAGGAATTTGAACTGAATCCCGCGGGCCATTACCGGACCTCCGCCCCGTCGATCTTCTCAAGGGTCTCGTCGAGGATCCGCAACAATTTCGCGACCGTTTCCGGCGCGGCCCGTTTCATCGTCGGGACCAGCCAGTACCCGCGCCTGCCCGAATGCTCCCTGAATTGCATCGTCGTGCGCCGCGAATATATTCTGCGGGTCCGTTTCGTGCGGCGGATCACCTGCACCTTCGCCTGCTTCCGGCCGCCGAACTCCGACCCGAAAGCGACGGCCCTGCCCAGGTCGGACCCGCCCTTCCCGAGCCAGATCGACGGGACGTCGCCGCGGGTCATCGACACCGTCGTCGCCGCGGCACGGCCGTGCGGACCCGAAGCCGCCGCCCGGATCCGGCCGACCAGCGGCTCCTCGATCTCCCGCGCGACCCGTTCCCGGACCGCGCGGCGGACCTCCGGCCCCGCGCGGCGGGTCTGCGAGGCGAGCAGCTTCACCGCTGCGAGGGACTCCGGCGACACCGACGCCAACCCGATCGCTCTAGCCACCGTCCCTCACCGCCTCCCACACCTCGTCACCGCCGCCGTCACCGCCGCTGAACCAGCCCAACAGGTCCATCGCGGTCGTCACAGCTTCTTGGCCGGCTTCCTCCCACTCGCGGACCCCGATCCCCGTGCGGATCGCGAGGGCGACGACTGCTCGTCCCCACGACCCTTCGGGGTAGGGTCCCCGCCGCCCCCCGGCTCATCGTCGTCGGGTTGCGACACGTTCACGCAGACCGCCATGAACCCCGCCAGGTCCCCGTCGAACTTCCCCGTCCGTACCGCGGCGTACCCCGCGAGTTCGGTGAGCAGCGTGTACGAGAACTCCGCTGACAGGAAGCTCGCGCCGTTCGCGGCTTCCCACGCACGGATATCGCGGCCGTCCGCTGAGACGGAGACCGTCGACCCGTCCTCCATCTCCGCGTCGATACGGGTCGACCTCACGGCGCCATCCCGACGCTCCAAGCGGAACCGTCCCAATGCGCCTTCGAACCGTCGCCGAGGGTGACGTACTGCCCCGACGTCCAAGCGCCGCCCGGTTTCGCACCGCCGGTGTCGCCGATGTTGCCGTGCGCCTTCAACGCGGCGAGGGTGCCGGGGATCGAAGCGGTGCCCGGGGTGAAACTGCCCGGGGAACCGGCGATCACACCGGTGATCGCGTCGACCGACGTCGGGGCGGGGATCACCCGCACACCGCCGAGCCGCACGGGGAGCACCAGCTCGGTGATCTCCCACACCACGTCCGACGTGAGCCGTTTCCCGACCTCGCCGCCGACCGCGATCGCTTGCACCTTCACCTTGCCGGTCCATGTGTCGTCGGCGTTCTCGGTGGGCCGCCACTCGAAATCGGCGACGCCGCCGTTCAACCGCCACGACTGCGCGATCAGGCCCTGCGCGTCCGTGAAATCTTGGATCGCGGTGATCTGCAGGTTCGCGGTCAGGTCACCGGCCTCCCCGGATTCCGTGATCTTGTCCCCGCACAGCAACTCCAACTCGTCGCCGGCGGTGCCCTCGGTGTTCTCGGGCACGATCGACACCGCGCTCGGCTGGCAGGAATGGTCCTGCCCCGCGATCGACAGCAGGCCCCTGCGGACCTTCGATTCAACAACAGCCATTTCACCCTCCTCAGGGGTTTTCCCATTCCACGGCGGTGGTCAGGGTCAGTCGGTACGCGGGCATCGGCGCCGCGTCGTTGTCCGGCGCCCACGACGCCGGTTCCGCCCGTTCGGGCTGCAGCACCTTCAACGCCACCGCGAGCAGCAGGTCCAACTGGCGCCACGCCTCGGCGTCGCCTCCCGGCGAGGACGAGATCGCGTAAAGGGTCCAAGTGGCGGTGCCGCCGCACGCCAGGTCGAACTCGACCTGCGGCGGAGCGATCAGCAGCGCCGGCGCGACGACTTTGCGGGGGTCGGTGGTGGCCCGCACACCCGCCGCCTGCAGCTGCTTCGCGAAAGAGTCCGCGACCTCGTACGGCGTCATCACGCCACCCTCGGCCCGAAGTGGCGTCCGATCCCCAGCAGCTGCTGCAGGTCGGAGTCGATCGCGGGCAGCGTCGCCGCACCGAACTCGCCGGTGAACACCGCGTCCGCGCCGCTGCGGCGGGTGAACCACCGCTGCGCGAGGGTGGTGGCACCGAGCGCGATCACCGGGTCGACGCCTTCGTACCACCACCCCGGGTCGTCGGAAGCGGGGACCGGGAGATCCGGTCGCAGCCTCGCGACGAGCGCGTTCGCGGCACCCGCGCACAGCGCCAGGTAGTCGGAGTCGGCGACGTCCAGCGGCGGCGACCCGAGGGCCGCCTCCACCGCCGCAGCCGACGTCCAACCCGCGGCCGCGACCTCCCCCACCGGCGGGAGCCCGGTGCGGGGGTCGCGGAGCCGGGCGGTGTGCGCCGCCCACCAAAGCCGCATTACGGCTTCGGCGTGTGGACGGCTTTGCGGAGCCGCGAGGCGTCGGTGACAGCGATTTTCCCACGGATTTCGCCGAGGCTGGTGAGGATATTCGCGCGGAAATCGGAAGTGACCGCGTCGGGCGCACCGCTGATATCGCTGTCGGTGGTGTAGAACTCCAAGCCCGATTTGTAGAACCAGGTGATCGCGTCGCCGATGTCGCCGACGATCGCGGTCCCCGCGGTGACACCGGACACCGGTACCAGCGGCAGGCCCCACATGCCGCCGTTGACGGTCGCCACACCGAGCGGCTTCCCGAGCATCGCCACGTCGTACGCGGCCGCGTCGGCGGGGTTGATCAGGATCGCGCTGGGCACCACCCCGGCTTCCTCAAGGTCCGCGATCGCCTCACGGACCACGGCGACGAGGTCGACGCCGGCGGCACCGGTCACGGTGTTCCCGGTGGTGAACGCACCGGCCGCGGCAGCGGTCGCGAGCGCGTTGATCTTCACGTCGATCGCTTGCCGGATCTTCTGGTCGATGATCGACTGCAGCGCCGGGATATCGGCGAGGGACTGCCGCGAGTACTTGACGTAACCCGCGATGGTCTCCAACGTGAACGGGGTCTCGGTGAGCGTCCACACCACCGGAGGCTTCTGCGCGCCCTCAGCGACGACGTCCGCGCCGGAAGCCTCCCCGACGGTCAGCCACGACACCGAGTTGCCGGACACCTCGACGGTGCCGAGCAGGTCCAGCAGCGGGAACCGGCGGTTGACGACGGGGCCGGTGATCTTCTGCGCGGGCGGCACCATCTTCTTGCCGTCGCCGGTGCTGGTCAGGATCGGGTCGCCGGCGGCGCGCAGGTGCGCGTAGCCGGGGACGATCAGGGTGCCCGACGTGCCGCGGCCGTTGTACGCACGGAACTGCTCCGACTCGGTCCACATCTGGCCCAAAGAGCGGGTTTCGGCGGACTCGGTCGGGCGGGGGCTCGTGGTGGCCCGGCCCGCTGCGGCGATGTCGACGGCGGCCGCGCGGCGCTTCTCGAAAGCGACCAGCGGCTCGAGCTGGGCGTCGATCTCGGCGCACCGCTCTTCGGCGGCCTTGATGGACCGCAGCTCGGTGTCGACGAGGTCGCGGGACTCGGTCTCGGCCTGGCCGAGCAGCTCTGCGATGAAAGCCTCCTGCGAGGCCCTTTCCTCGCTGAGGCGGGTGATCGTAGCGTTCATCTGTCGCGCCCCTCCCGAAGCGCCGAAGACATAGGTGTCTGTGCGCGTTAGGGGGGCTTCCGCCCGCAAGGCCGGGAACGGACCGCTGAGGGCGGCTCCCTGACGTGCCACGACGTCCGCCAATTGGAGGCCGGAGGGCCGTGGGCCCTGTTGCTACCAGCAGGATAGCCCGAAAGGGCTACCCCGGCTAGGAACCGGAACCATACAACCCCGGGTAGGCACCGGGTAGGCACCGGGAACCATACAACCCCAGCGGTCAGGACACCCGCCCGGCCCGCAGCCGCTCCAGCACCGCCCGCGCCTCGTCGAGGCGGGGCTTCGCGGCGACCACCTCGTCCGGCACCCCGAGGGACCGCACCGCCAGCACCGCGGCGTCCTCGTCCGCGGGCGACGTGACCAGCCCGAGGTGGATCAGTCTGGCGTTGTTGCGGCGGACATGGGGGACGCCGTCGAGCATCGTCCACACCGAGTCGCTGTTCCTCTTCCCCGGCAGGAACGCCACCGACACCGACGTCAGCATCCGCTCCTCGACCAGCCCGAGCGCGCGGCGGGCCTGCTCATGGGTGCCGAACTTGAACACCCCGACCAGCTCCTTGTCGCCCTTCTCCCACGACACCGACCGCGCGACGGGCGGCACCGAATCGTCGTGCCCCACCACCAGCGGGACGTTGTCGGCGTGCCGGGACAGGGTCGCGTCGAACACGCCCCGCGACATGGTCTCCACGAACGGCCCCACATCGACGGGCGTGTCGAACTGGCACGCCCTCGCCGTCAAATACCGCCCGTCGGTGTCGGCGTCGCGGAGCTCCAACCCCTCGACGACACGGATCTCACTGGGCATCGGGCGGAGCTTCACCGCCACCACCTCCTACCGCTTTCGAAACGTCCTGCCATGCCGGGTCGGCACCGACCCAACGGTCCCAACCGATCACCTGCCGCGCCTCGCCGGCGGTCAGGATCCCCGCCTGCACCGCTTGGACAAGGGTCGGCAGGGAAGTCTCCATCGACGGGGATATGAACGTGCTCCACGCGACAGCGACCTCGATCCCCGGCGTCAACGCCGACACGAGGTCCGTGATCCGGGCGCCCCACGACGCCGACGTCAACGTCACCAGGTCCGCGCGGCGCTCGCTGGAGTTGGAGTAGGTGAGGCCCGACGCCCCGAGGTCGAGCCACACCGACGACATCCCGAACGCGTGAGCGACGTCGGCACGGTTCGCCGCCACCAGTTCCGCGGCCTGCGCGTCGGTCGGGGAGATCGAGATCGGGGTGTACGTCACCGAGGCGTTGAGGACCGCGGTCTCCCGCTTCCCCCGCCCGAGGGACCGGTGCCACTGCCGTTTCAGCAGGTCCTGCTCCCAGACCAAGGTGCCGGGAGATTCAGGGTCGTCGACCTGCACCCCGAAGTTCGGCGTCGACACCTGCAGATACCCCGACGGCACACCGGAGCGGTACAGCCCCGACAGGTACGTCGCGATCCTCGCGCCGACCTTGAACGTCTGGTAATGCCGCTCAAGGACGCCCTGCGGACCCCAATGGTACGGCGGGTCGCCGCGGAGCACCGCGACGCCCCACACCTGCCCACCCATCGGGAACCGGCCGTCGAAGTCGGTGGTGAACACGTCATCGCCGAACCCGACCTGCCAACCGCCGCCTTCCGCCTCGACCACCGCGTAAGGGTTCAACGGAATGCAAGACCCGGCCAGCGGCGACCCGTCCGAACCCACCGCGTACACGAACGCGCCCCGCCCGAACAACACCGCGTCGCCGAGCAGCTGCTCGAAGAACTCGTGCGCCCCCAACCGCGACGCGACCGGCATCACCGGCATCACGGGACCCGGCAACGGGCCCTGCATCATCGGCTGCGACACCCACGACGGCCGCGACGCGGGGGACCCGCCGCGGGAGTACACCCATTTCGTGCGGACAACGGAACCCGTGATGATCCGGGTGCAGCGGGAGATCGCGGGCAGCAGCGCCGTCGGCCCGCCACCGGACCGGTACCGCACCGGGTCCGTCAACGGGGAACCGGAAGTCCCCCGGGAGATCCCGTCGCCGCCGCCCCAATGCCAACCGCCCTCATCGGGGTAGTCGGGGTCGTCCGCGTCGAACGGCAGGGAGATCGTCGGGACGTTGACCCGCAGATCGTTGGCCTTCGCCCGGGAGTACAGGGCACGAGCCTCGCGGTGCCTCCTCGGCTGCTGCATCCGGTCGCCCTTCCAAGGTGCGGCGCCGGACTCGGCGAAACGGTCGCGGGAGACTCCCCGAACCATACTAACCGGAAAAGTCAATAGATCGTGGGACGAACGGAAACCATCTGCCGCGCGAAATACAAACACCACCCCAACAACTTCCCGACCAGCACCTCCCCGTCGGAATACTTCGCGGAAATCACCCGCCCCGACTCCTGCTCCGTCACCACCATCCCCGCGGCCTGCGACAAAGCCTCGGTGTCATGGTTGTGCACCAGCTTCCCCTCCGCGACCTTCCGCATCAGCAACGGCGTCGCCAAAGCGGTCTCCTTCGCGCCGTACCGCACCGGCGCCCCCCGCAGCCCCGCCTTCAGCGCCGGCTGCACCAGCGACAGGCCCACGATCGTGAAATCCGCGGTGTTCGCGCGGCGCACCAATTCCGCGAGGTCGTGCGACTCCGAGTACCACAGCGAATCCCCCATCAGCAGGGTGCTGGCGTACCGGGAGCCGTCGCGGGCCTCGTCGATCGCCACGATCCCGCCCCTCGGCGGCATGATCCCCGCCCGCCCCAGATCGGCGAACCCCGGCATCGCCCGCTCCCGCTGCTTGACGTCTTCCAACGGCCACAAATTCAACCAGTTCGCCATGAAATCGAGGCGGTTCGACTTCCCGATCAGCCGCTCCATCAT